CTGATTGTTATATGATGATGAGTGCCTGCTTTGACGAAGTGAAACCAGTTGAAAAGCATAGAGACGCTTACGAAAGAGAAGTTGACGACGACATTTTAACTCCAGAATTGGTTTAAAAATATGAAAGAAAAAAGAGAAGTAAAAATACTTAATGATTTCAGGATTGCCAGAGAGAGAAAGAAAAGCTGGCAAGTTGCAGCCACAGAGGATTTTGAATTCTTTGCAGGCAAGCAGCACGACGATTCTGATGTAGAAAATCTAAGAAAGCGTGGGATAAGGGCATTAACCATTAACAAAATACGTCCTAACATATTCCTTATTTCAGGCGTGCAGCGTCAAAATAGAACAGATTTTAGGGCATATCCAGAAGGTGAAGAAGACGGCTTACTTGCCGAAGTTGCAACAAAATTGTTAAAAAATGTAATGAAATCTACTAACGGCGAAGACAAAATGTCAGAGCAATTTGAAGACGGCAATATTTGCGGTGAGGGATGGCTTGAACCTTATATGGATTACACATACGACTTGATTAATGGAGCATTGAAACTCAAAAAAGTATCACCGTTTCAAATGTTTGTTGACCCTAATTCAGTTGAGTATGATTTATCGGACGCAAAATATATTGTTAAGTTCAGTCCGAATTTATTGCAAGACCAGATTATTCAATTATTTCCTCAGAAAAAGAAAGATATTGAAAAGATTGAAGACGGGAAGATTAATTTTGATATTACTGATGGTGTTGCGCACAGAAAGTTAGATGATTACCCTACAGGTGGAACAACAAATTTAAATCAAAACATATGGAACGAAGACAGCCAGACAGAAAAATTTTATGATTTAACCGAATATTACTACAAAAAATATGTATTAAGATATATTGTTATTGACGCGCAGCAAGGAGTGACTAAAGAAACAGACTCTAAAGAAGAAGCAGAGGAGTTTGTATCCCAATATGAAAATACTGCGATAATAACACGTTATATCCCTGAAATCTGGGTTGATGCAATGGTTGGCAATACCCTGATTGATTCTTATGTTTGCCAGTTTTATCCTCAATGGAAAGAATACCCATTTATTCCATTTTTTTCATACAGAATTACAGTCCCGTTGAAAAATAGAGAATATATGAGTCAGGGGATAATTAGAAATTTAAAGGACCTGCAAAGAGAATTAAATAAACGCAGAACGCAAGAACTTGTTCATTTAAACAGTTCAACAAATAGTGGCTGGATTGTTCATAAAAATGCAAGAGTTAATAAAGCTGATTTGCGTAAAAAAGGTTCAAGTTCTGGCTATGTATTAGAATGGGAAGGTCAAATTGAGCCAAAGCAAATACATCCAATGCCGTTGTCGCAAGGACACGCTCAAATGGCGGCAGAAAATACAAACGATCTAAAAGAAGTTAGCGGTATTAATGCAGATTTATTAGCTATGAACGAAAAAACACAATCAGGCAGAGCCATACACCTGCGGCAAAAGCAGGGGATGGTTATGATTCAGGTGATTTTGGATAATTTAAGCCGCACTAAAAAAATACTTGGAAGATTTATAATGTCTCAATTAGGGCAGATTTACACAGTGGATACAGCCACAAAAGTTTGCGGCTCTGCTTTTTTGCAGAAAAATTTTTCAGTACCTGTAATGCGGGATAATGTCACGCCTGTAATGGAAGGTTCTGAAATGAAGATGGAAGTTGATGACGAAGCAGTTGCAATGTTATTTAACCAGATTTTAACCGACCTTGAAACCACAAAATATGATATTGCAGTAGGTGAAGGCTCAAATAGCGAAACAGTAAAATACGCTAATTATATGCTTTTAATGGATTTAATCCAGAGCGGTGCGCCGATACCGCCTGATGTAATTATTGATGAGTCTATGTTGCCAGCAGCCACAAAGGAAAAGATTAAACAATCAATGATGGCTGCGCAGCAACAAGGGGTCAATCCATAAACCAAAGAAGGAGGTAATATATGGAAAATGAAGGGCAAGAGTCAACATTTGACATTATTCCATTACAGGAAGAGATGCAAGCAGAGGTATCAGGACCTGATTTAAGCGGGTTAAGTCCTGAAGAGATTAAGATGGGGCAGGATAGTGGTGTAATTGCGAAGAACGAAGAGGATAAAAAAAAAGAATCGCAAAAAGAAGAATCGCAAAAAGAAGAACCTAAAGCAAAAGAAGATAATAAAAAAGAGCCTTTAAGCGAAGAAGAACAAATTAAAGCTTATAATAGCAACGAAAAGGGTTTGTATTTCAGCGCAAAGCGTTCTAAAAGAAGAGCGCAAGAAGCTGAAAGGAAGGAAGAGTTAAGCAGAATAAAATTAGCAGCTAAAACTCAAGAAATTGAAGAGTTAAAGAGGCAGCTAAAAGAATCAGGTGTAATTGATGACGACCCTGAAAAAGTATTAACACAAGCGGATTTAGAGAATCACGATAAAGTTAAAGAGCTTGAACGCAAAGAAAAAGAGCTTGAAAGTGACGAAAAAGCACATCAAGCAGAAATCATCAAAGGCAGATTGAACGATCAGGAATCAGAAGCAAGGGCTAAGGATAGTCAATTTGATACTGTTTGTGAATTAGCCTCTGAAATTATGGCACAAGACAAATCAGGGATTTATGCTATGAAAATGCAATCCATAGCAGCGGACGTTAATGGTTATGTCCCTGATTTTATATATCAAGTTGCAAAATTAAATCCCAAATATGGAGAAACGGTAAAATCTACGCCGCAGTTAGAAGGGAAGAAACGGAAAAATGTCGAGAGAATGGTTGCAAATTCTCAGAAAAGAAACTCTTCGGCTGCGGTAAACGGCGGTGGTGTAGAGGCAAGACGAGTGAGTGAGTCTGATTTAACTCCTCAGGACGTTGCCAATTTTTCACCAAACCAATATGCAAAACTAAAGCCCGCAACAAGAAAAAGACTTTTATTTGAGAGTTGTAGCTAATTCTTTCTAAACGTAACATATCAGAAAGAGGCACAACAAAATGGCTAATATTGCTTTAAACGCTGACATAACCGCAAAAATATGGTCTAAGGAAGTATATGCAAACATCATAGACAATTTGTATTTCAACGCTCAGGGAATGATGGGCGAAGGTCAAAACAATATTGTTCAGATTCAAAACGATTTTCAGAAAAAAAAGGGAGATACAAAGACTTTTAGTCTTACTGCAAAACACAGTCCTACCGCTGGTGTTTCCTCTGGTGAATTAGAAGGAAACGAATCAAGAAGAGACGCTTACTCTGAAACTGTAACTCTTGCACAGTATAGATGCGCTGAGAGATTAGACGGAAAACTTGACGAGCAAAAGAATGCTTTTGATTTAAGATCTGATGCACGGGATAAGTTATCTATACAGGGGCAAGAGTTTATAGAGCGTCAAATTTTCTTAAAAATGGGCGGAGTCACAAACCAATTAATCACTACAATTAATGGCGATTGTTTGGGAACATTTGACGATGGTACTAATTTTTTAACGTGGTCAAACTCTCCTGACAAAGTCCCTGACGCTGATAGTGCAGCAGGATATGGCGCGCGCTATTTATGCGCTGATTACACAAACGGCGCAGATAGTTTAGCCTCTACAGATTTACTTACTCCTGAGCTAATTTCAAGAGCTGCAGTAAAAGCAAGCACATCTACTCCTAAAATGATACCTTTAAGAGTTGGCGGAGAAAATTTTTGGATAATGTTTATCCATCCGTGGCAGGCATTGGATTTAAAAAACAATGCAAGGTTTGATCAATCAAGGAGAGAGGCTGCAGTTAGAGGTAAAGATAATCCTATTTTTACTGGCGCACTGGGCATTTGGGATAAAGTTATTTTGAAGGAACACGAGTATGTTCCCTTCTTGGATATATCAGTAGCAGGAAATAATTTTGCAGCTTCTGGCTCAGGTACTGATTTTTCAGCTGATTGTTTCCGTGCTTTGCTTTGCGGTAGGCAGGCAGTTGGATTTATGAGAGGGAAAAATACCAATGAGTGGGTAGAGGAAACATTTGATTATGGAAATCAGACTGGTTTTGCAACAAGCATAATTGGTGGAATCCAGAAATTAATGTTTAATTCTAAAGCTTATGGTGTTATTCAGATCGATACTGCTGCGACTGCATTAGTATAAACAAGAAAAATAGTTAATCCCCTGAAAAGGAATATTTTTCAGGGGGATTAACTTAACCATACCAAACAGGAGATATTAAAAAATGGCGACAATTACAGGCACTGTAGCGATAAGAACGGAATTTTCAGGAAAGCAAAAAGTAGTTGTATTGACTGCACCTATTGAATCAGCGTCAGATGTTATTACTATTTCTTTAGCTGATCACGGAATTAGTTCAATTACTGCAATCATTGGGTGTGCAATCACTGGCGGGTTAGACGCTGCATTTAGTTATATTCAGGTTACAAAAACTAATTCAACAACGCTAACAATTAGCTCCTTTGAGCAAGATGGAACGGCTGCGACCGATTTTACAGGAACGACCGTATCAATAGGGATTATTGGGCAATAATTTTTAAGGGGAGTGATAGGGGTTTTAAAAAAATCCCTATCTTATCCTCTTAATTTGAGGGGGGTTAGAATATGCCAGTTACAGATACTAATTACAATTCTACATTAGCAATTACAGATGTAGTTAATCAAGATGGAGTTTTTGACGTTGCAACAGCCGTGCGTAATTGTGGTATGTCTCAGGGGGCATTATATTCGCTACTGAACAACATTATTACAAATTTTAATTTATGCACTGCAAAGCTTGACGC